TGTCAGCGTTGCCGCAGATGACAATGGATTGGTATTGACACCCACGGGAACAAACATTCCCGGTGGAAATCCAAGCCAGATCTACATCAGCACGCAGAATGGAAGTTCTGTGCCTCAGCAGAACGGCAACATAGACATCATCACTCCAGCACCACCTACACCGACGAGCCAATAATATGAGCGGACAAGTAACGATTACCCAACTGCCAACGGCCTCCGCTCTTACAGGATCGGAGTTGGTTCCTGTCGTCCAAAATGGCGTGACAGCACAGACCACCACGGGCGCGATTGCAGGCGCAGGTGCGCTGAACTACCCGTTCCTGACTGTTGGCTCAACATCGGGACTCACCCAAGCAAGGTATCTCTCAACCGCCACAGGGTTGTCGTTGTCAGATACTGGCGCAGGCGGAGTGCTGACAATCAACATGACGGGTGCGGCATCAAGCCTAAATGCGGCAAGCACAGGGTTTATCGTCAAGGACAGCGCCAGCACGGTCACCAGCCGCTCATTTGCAGTTGGCTCAGGCATGACCATATCCAATGCTGATGGCATCTCTGGTAACCCCACGTTTGGACTGAGCACCATTCTGCAAAACCTTGCCAGCACTTTGTCGGCAGGCATGTTGAGTCTTAATGGAACAACCATCACCGCATACACAATGCTGGGCACTACTAATCAGATTAGTATGACCAACGGCAACGGTGTAGGCGGAGCCCCAACAATTGGACTGGCAACTGATCCCGTGGTGCCGGGCACTGGCGCAATCACGGTGCCAAGCGGAACAACAGCCCAACGGTCTGGGTCGAATGGTGCGTTTCGCTATAACACCGAAACAGGCTTGTTTGAAGGCTATGGCGCATCTGGTTGGGGAGCCTTTACGGGCGGAGGTGGAGGCGGTGGTGTTACTTCAGTTGGCACAGGAACAGGGCTTACAGGTGGGCCAATCACAACATCAGGCACGATTTCACTTGCTAATACTACCGTTTCCGCAGGTTCCTATACCTACGCCAGCATCACCGTAGATGCACAAGGTAGATTGACCAGCGCATCATCTGGCGGAACTTTGGCTATTGCAGGTGGCGGTACTGGTCAAACGACAGCAAATGCCGCATTCAATGCATTGGCACCAAGCCAAACCAGCAACACAGGCAAATACCTGACAACCGACGGAACCAATACATCTTGGGCAACACTTACAGGTGTTGTTTCAAGCATCAGCTTTGGCACAACAGGATTGACTCCAAGTACAGCAACAACAGGTGCCGTAACAGTTGCTGGCACTCTAGCTGTTGCCAATGGCGGCACAGGCGTGACCGCATCAAGCGGTGCAACTTCAGTTGTCTTGCGCGACGCAAGCGGCAACATCACTACAAATTCAATATTTGAAGGCTATTCAAATGTAGCCGCCGCAGGTACAACAACTGTGCTCACAGTCGCCTCGGTTCCAAACTATGTAGTCACAGGATCGGGTGGTCAGACATATCAATTGCCTGATGCCACTACGTTACCAAATGGTGCCGACTTCACATTCAACAACAATCAAAGTAGTGGAACAATTGTCGTTAAAAACAATTCAAGCACAACGATTGTCACCGTTCAATCTGGCGCATTTGTAACTGTTAGTTTGTTGAGCAACTCAACAGCCGCAGGCTCTTGGGACTACCATGCTAGTATTCCAGCAGGTACTTCATGGTCTACGAATACCCTGAGCACAGGCGCGGCAATCACATCGACACAAGCGGTTACTGGTAGCACTCTCATATCAACTGTGGCTATTGGCACCGCTCCATTGACTGTGACCAGCACCACGCAAGTGGCAAACTTGAATGCGGCGGTTGCAGGATCTGTGACTCTTGCGGCAGGCACTGGTGCAACTAATTATTTAACATTTTCGGCGACCGCAACGGGCAATCAGCCCTTAACAACCAATACTCTTCTCACCTACAATTACACCAACAATACCATCACAGCAGGTATTTCAGGTGGAGCTTTCTAAGGAAACATCATGTCACAAAGTGGATACACACCGATTCTGATTTACGCCAGCGGCACGGCTTCGGCGGTTCCTCTTGCCGCCAATATGACCAGCAGTGCGGCAGGCGCAGAGTTGGCGCTGAACTATGCTGATGGCAAGCTGTACTATAAAAACAGTTCAGGTGTTGTTACCTTGTTGGCAACTGCTGGCGCAAGTGGTGTAACCACATTCAGTGCAGGCACTACTGGCTTTACGCCGAATACAGCCACATCTGGTGCCGTAACGCTGGCAGGCACATTAAGTCCCGTAAACGGCGGCACAGGCGTGTCAAATAACTCTGCGGCAACAGTTACTTCATCTGGCAACTTTGCTTACACACGAACACTTACCAACACAACAAACGTCACATTCCCAGTCAGCGGAACCTTGTTGAGCACGGCGGCGGCAGTGACGGCCTCACAGGGCGGTACAGGTGTTGCAAACAACAATGCAAGCACTATCACAATATCTGGTAACTTTGCTTCCACGTTTACGGTTAGCGGGGCGTTTAACTACACATTCCCCGGCGCTTCAGACACATTGGTTAACCTTGGATCAAGCCAAACATTGACCAGCAAAACGCTGACCAACCCAACGGTTACAAACTATGTTGAGACACTGCAAGCTATTGGTACGGTTGGCGCATCAAGCACATTGGCTTTAACAAATGGAACTGTGCTAACTGCTACATTGACGGCATCAACACCTTGTACATTTACAATGCCAACAGCAACAGCAAGTAAATCATTTCTTTTGATTCTTACACAAGCCTCTACTGGCATGACAACAGCAACCTTTACAGGTGTGAAATGGCCCAGTGGTACTGCTCCAACAATTACAGCTACTGCATCAGCCGTTGATATTTTGACATTTGTCGCTAATGGCTCTGTTTGGTACGGCTCTGCGGCACAGGCGTTTGCATAATGTTTGCCGCCAAAAATTTTATTTTTGCGTCGTCAGGAGCACCAGTCACGCCAAATGTTCAATATCTTGTAGTTGGCGGCGCGGGTGGCGGTGGCGGTGGTCAAACGTGCACTGAAAAAGGCGCTGGTGGCGGCGGCGCGGGTGGCTATAGAACTGCAACTGGATTTGCCATAACCGCAGGCACCGCAATTACCGTTACTGTTGGCGGTGGTGGCGGTGGCGGTGCAGGCTTAGGAACAAATCGGGGTACGACTGGATCAAATTCTGTTTTTTCAACAATAACGTCTAATGGTGGCGGTGGCGGCGGCGCAGGTTTTGCCGGGTCAGGCGCTGGCGGAAATAGAGATGGTCGTAATGGAGGCTCAGGCGGCGGTGGTGGCGGCGGTTGCGGTGCCAATGGCACTGGCACTAGTGGGCAAGGAAACAATGGTGGCCCATCAACCATTGATCCTTCTGGTGGAGGTGGCGGCGGCGGTTCAGGAGCTATTGGTGCATGCGCATCAAGCGCAAATGGCGGTAGTGGTGGTGGCGGCACAGGTACTACTATTTCTGGCGGCGCATCGGTAGCTTACTCAGGTGGCGGCGGTGGCGGGGCTTATGCTTGCGGCGGTGGGACAAGCGGATCAGGCGGATCAGGCGGCGGTGGTGCTGGTGGCGCTAGTGGGCCCGGCGTTGCAGGCGGAACCAATTTAGGTGGTGGCGGCGGCGGCGGGATGGCTAGGTTTGCTGGCGGTAATGGCGGATCAGGTGTTGTGATCATTAAATATCCAAACACTTATGGCAACATAAAGACCATAACTGGTGGATTGACCTATTCAGGGCCAGTAAACACAGGCGGATACAAAATCTACACATTTACCGCTGGAACAGGAACGGTGACTTTCTGATGGCTCACTACGCTTTTTTAGATGAAAACAACATAGTCACGGAAGTGATTACTGGAAAAGATGAGACTGATACCTCGCATGATTGGGAGCAGTTTTATGGCGAGTTCCGAGGTCAGGTGTGTAAGCGCACTTCCTATCACGGCAACATTCGCAAAAACTATGCTGGCATTGGCTTTACCTATGACGAGCAACGTGATGCATTCATCCCTCCAAAACCATATCCAAGCTGGGTTCTAATAGAAGAAACCTGCCAATGGACTTCGCCCGTGTCATATCCAACAGACAAAAAACCATATTACTGGGATGAAGCAACATTGTCGTGGATTGAAGTAGTTAAAAATCAAAACGTAACGGAGTAAACATGAACGAACTGGTCATCTCAACACAAGTCTTGAATCAAATCCTTGCATACCTTGGCTCGCGCCCATATCAAGAGGTCTTTCAAATGATTGAAGCACTACAAGCCGAGGCAAAAAACCAGCCAAAGAAAGTTGATGAGCAGGTGGAGGCACCAGTCGATGGACAGCCTTGAAACTGAATTTGCCGTTCACGAAGCGATCTGCGCACAACGGTACGAGGCTATCAAAAAGTCATTGGCTGACGGCGACAAGCGCATGACCAAGATCGAATACTTGCTGTATGCGGTCATGGTTTGCGTGTTGTTTGGCCCCGGCGTTGCTGGCGAGTTTGTTAAAAAATTGCTGGGGCTGTAAATTGACCCAATCACGATCCTCCTCGCCGCCAAAGCTTGCGTTAGTGCAATTCGTGAAGGAACCGCTCTGTACAAGCAATGTAAAGAGTCATTCATGGAGGTCAAGTCCACTGTTAACGAAGTTGTTGGTATTGCCAACGAGGTCAAAGGATTCTGGTCAAAACTTTTTGGAGCAAAACCAAAAGCCGCAAAGTCTGTGGCGCAAGAGAAAAGAAAAAAGGAAGCCTATGTAGCTGTCGATGAAACCAAGGTGATGTCGGGGATCGTAGAGCAATTGACGACTTTTTTTCGCCTTCAGGATCAATTGGCGGCGCACATAAGGGAAGAGGAAGAAAAGTCAAAAAACGTCTATGACCCCAATGCTAATCTGATGGAAGCCGCTCTCAAGCGCACCATGGCAATGGATCAGATGGCGGCTTTGGAGGTAGAGATTCGAGAGGCAATGGTGTACGGTGCCCCCAAAGAGATGGGTGCCCTGTATAGCAAGACGTTTGAGGCCAGAGAGATTATTGCGGCTGAACAAGAACAGGCGAGGTTGAAGCAGGAAGCACAGCAGAGGTACAAGCTATGGCAACGGGCGGAGGCAAAAAGAAACTTCCAAGCAAAGTCGGCGTATCTGGTAGTGACTTTTATATTCCTCCTGTACCTTTGGACGTGGCTCCTCCTGCTAAATCGTTGGGAGAAGACATAGTGGGGTGGGTAGCGGCTTTGATTTTGTTTGGCCTCATGCTTCCGTTGTGCGCCATGCTGTACATGGACATTTTGCAAGTTAAGCACGAAGTCAAGGCACAAGTTGAAAAGGTTGAAAAGTTACGACGAGAAATTGAAAAGGAAAAACGCGATGCAAACCCCGACAGATCCGAATGACATAACAGCCAAACATTTTATTTATTACTATGCTTGGTTCTGGGCAATCGCTTCAGTCCTTTATTTTTTCTGCGTGACATTTATTTTGTTGCCCGATGGTGGTCGAGACTTTGCCAACATCATCCTCGGCTTCCTGCTGGGTACAGCGGTTGCCACAATCATCTCGTTCTTCTACGGCTCCAGCAAGTCTAGTAAAGACAAAACAGACGCAATGATGAAGGCTGATAATGTTAAGCCTGTTTAACCCATACGTCCTGCTGGGCATCGTCTTGGCGGTGCTTTCTGCCTTTTCTGGAGGTTATTGGAAGGGTGGAGAGGACGAGGTTACCCGCCAGCAAATGGAAATTGCCAAGCTCAACGCTGAGGCTCGACAAAAGGAACAGGCACTGACTGCCGCTGTAAATACTCAAGCCACTCAACTTCAGAAAGCAAATCAAAATGCAAAACTTCTACAGCAAAAGCACAATGCTGATATTGAGTCTGGTCTGCTCAAGTTGCGGATTGCTGTCAAAGCCTCCGATTGCCCCGTACCAGCCTCCACAGATACCGCCTCTACCAGCGGAGCTAACCTCGGAACCACTACAGCCGAACTTGACGGAGAGACTTCTAAAGCTCTTATCGCCCTCACCAGCGAAGGAGATGCCGCCATTCGAAAGCTCGCAACCTGTGTCACCCTCTACAACGAAGCCCGTGAAGCCCTAAGGAGTAAACCATGAACCTGAGCGAACACTTTACCTACGAAGAGCTAACCTTCACAGATCACCGAGAGTTTGACAACACCCCCAACGACGCGGAATTGGCAAATCTGGTGCGTCTAGCGGCGTTCTTGGAGCAGGTCAAGGTGGTGTTAGGTGGTAAACCCATCATGATCAACAGCGCCTACCGCTCCGCTGAGGTCAATAGAGCAGTCGGTTCTAAAACTGACAAATCTCAGCATCGGCTTGGTTGTGCGGCTGATTTTCGCGTGCCCGGTATGACCCCTGACGAAGTAGTTCAAGCCATCATGGCCTCTGATCTTGAATATGACCAGTGCATAAGAGAGTTCGACAGGTGGACACATCTGTCTATCCCTAATATTGAGGATGCAGAGCCCCGCAACATGGCGCTCATCATTGACAAGGCAGGCACGAGAGCCTACGCCTGACTTGTAGGAATGTCGCCATGATGGGAAAATGAACATAACAGCGGGGAAAATATGAGCAATACACCATCATGGGTCATGACTTATGACAGCCTGAATTACTACGTTCTGCAATATTTGGAGCGTTCTGATCAGGCGACGATTAACGCCGTCCCCACATTCATCACCCTTGCTGAGTTTGAAATTGCCCAAGAAATTAAAACCTTGGGCCAGCTTCAGATTGTTGAATCCAGCATGACGGCAGGAAGCCCCAATTTGGCAAAGCCTGCACGCTGGCGCAAAACGGTTTCCATGAACTACACCGATGCCAGCGGAAACAAGAATCCAGTGCTTCTTCGCAAGTATGAATACCTAATTAACTACTCGCAGAACGGCTCAACCACTGGCGCTCCGCTGTACTATGCAGACACAAGTTGGGACTGGTGGTATATCTCTCCAACGCCTGACCAAGCATATGCGCTTGAGGTGCTGTACTACGAGCGCATCCAACCGCTGAGTTCAGTAAATCAAACCAACTGGCTGACACAGAATGCGCCAAATGCCATGTTGTATGGCACCCTGTTGCAAGCCATGCCCTTTCTTAAAAACGACCAACGACAGATCTTCCAACAAAAGTATGCTGAGGCAATCAAGTCTCTGAAAACTGAGGATGTTGCTAGAGTTGGAGATCGCCAAGCACTTGCCGTGGATAGCTAAACATGACTACATACACAAACCCGTATACAGGACAGACAATCAGCCCCTCACAAGTGGGGTACGAAAGTCTGTCGATCAGTTCAGACACTACGCTGACTTGGCCTGTCAATGGCACCACTTCAAGCAACGTAGTTGCCAACATCATTGAGGTTACTGCTACTGCGGCAAACTTAAAGTTGATCCTGCCTGCGGCAACCCAAGTGTCAGTTGGTCAAGCAGTCATCATCCGCAACATTGGCACTGGCGGAAATTACGCATTCAATGTTGTCACCAGCACGGCAAATACCGTCATTGTCAATATTCCAATATCAGCATCAAGCACGGTATCCAACACCTACTACATCTACTTAACCAACAACTCAACGGATGATGGCACATGGTCAAACGTCGCCATGGGCATTGGTACTTCATCAGCAAGTGCGGCGACGCTGGCTGGCTCTGGTCTTACTGCAATAAGCAACACGTTGAATGAAGAGATAGCTGTATCGACATTTTCATCAAGCTACACATTCGTAAATAATGATCGAGCCAATTTATACACATGGACTGGTGGCACGGGAACAGCCACTCTTCCCAACCCTCTTGCGTCAACTGGCGGCGTGGGCGCAGGTTGGTTTGTAATTGTCAAAAACAATGGCACGGGCATTCTTACTGTTGCTGTTGCAGGTGGATTAACAAAAATTGATCCATCAGCTTCGGGCGCATCACCGACGGGCGGCACAGCTTCTGTGCAGATACAGATCGCTAACTCAAGCATATTTGTGTCTGATGGATTTAACTGGTTTACATATGCGCTGGCTCAGACCAACGTGTTTAATTACACCCAGTATGTAGCGGCAGTTGACTCAATTGTGTCCTCACCATTTGTCGTGTCGCAAGCAAATGCTAAGAGCGTGATTCAACAGTATCAAGGTGTCTTGGGTTTGAACTTGACCGTGCTGTTACCTCAGACTGTGCAGTTGTATTCATTGAGAAACATCACAACAGGTTCGTACAGCTTGACCTTTGGTATCTCCAATAACTCTGGAACTGCCGCACTTGGTACAACTTTGACTGTGCCTGCCAACCAGACAATCATTGCAATCAGTGATGGCACCAACCTATATAACGCCAACTCTGCAACATCCAGCTTTATTTCAGTCTTGTCAGTCAGCAACGGATCTGCGGCAAACCCATCTATGACTTTTCAGAGCGATACCACAACAGGTTTGTATTTGCTTGCATCTGGACAATTGGGTTTTGCAATCAGTGGCGTGAATGCAGGCACACTCACTTCAAGTGGTCTTGTCATCCCCGTAGGCATAAACGCTGGAGCGTTTTAATGACAACTCAAAAAGTTGCCGTCCTACAAGTAAAGTCTGGCATCCAGCGCGACGGAACAGAGTTTGCCGCGCCTTCTTACCGCGACGGTCAATGGGTGCGCTTTCAATATGGTCGCCCACGAAAGATGGGCGGATACTCAGGAGCCTTCTTAAATGCACCTGAAATCAGCAGAGGCATGATCAATCAATCCCAAAGCGGCATTACATATGTAATATCTGGTTTTGCCAGTAGCATTCAACGATGGGCAATTGCCAACGATCAAGCGATTGGTACAGGCCCACAACAAATTTATGTGGTCGGTAGCATTACAACCTATGCAATAACAACTGCTGGCGCAGGCTATACCAACGGCACATACACAGGCATATCACCCGTGACTACGAGCGGCAACGGAACAGGAGCCACGTTTACTGTTGTAGTGTCTGGCAATGCCATAACAAGCATCACGGCAACCGCCAATGGCACAGGGTATGGGTATGGAGATACCTTTACATTCCTGACCTCGGCAATTGGCGGGGGAAGTCCTACGACAACTTTTGTGGGCACCATTAACTCAGTGACTTACTACGGAGTGAATGTAGCTCCATCCAGCAATTACTACCAAACAAATTCAAACACGCTGTGGCAATTTGATGTTGGTTATGACCCTTATGGAACTGGTATTTTAAATTTGATTGGGCACCCCGGCCTTAATCTGACAAACATTGACAATACGGTCAATACTCGACCTTTGCTTGGATCACTTACAGGAACAACACTCACTCCTGTGGGTGTGTTTACTGCGACTGGCACTACCGTTAACACGTCAACCAGCGTAACTTTTGCCGCCACCAATGTGGCAATGGGTGCTGGAGTTTTAGTCTATGGAACAGGCATACAAGCAGGCACAACCATTGTTTCAGCATCGTTAGTGGCAAGCGTATGGACGGTGGTCTTAAGCTTGGCGGCAACAGCAAATGGCACCGTTTTGCTGACCTTTGATAACAACATCAGTGTGTCTGGTGGAGCTTGTATGTTGTATCCGTACTTGTTTGTGTATGGCAACAATGGTTTGATTCAAAATTGCTCGGCAGGCAACTTCAACAATTGGACATCTGCCGATGCCAACGCCAACAATGTGGCATCCACCAAGATTGTCAAGGGCATGGCATTGCGCGGAGGCACAACATCACCAGCAGGTTTGTTCTGGAGTACGGATTCGCTTATTCGCGTCAGCTATGCGCCACAGACAGTGGGCACATCTACTCTATATTGGCGCTATGACTTAATTAGCGGTCAGTCATCTATCATGTCCAGCCAATGCGTAATTGAGTATGACGGACTCATTTACTGGGCTGGCGTAGATCGGTTCTTGATGTACAACGGTGTTGTCCAAGAGGTGGCGAACACTCAAAACCTCAACTGGTTCTTTGATGGCCTAAATGTGTCACAACGCCAAAAAGTGTGGGCCAGCAAGATCCCTCGATGGGGTGAGATTTGGTGGTTCTATCCTCGCGGCTCATCTACTGAGTGCAATGATGCAATCATCTACAACGTGCGTGAAAAGACATGGTACGACGCTGGCTTGGCTGATGGTGCTAATCGCTCGGCAGGATACTTCTCTGAGGTGTTCCGCAAGCCTATTTGGGCAGGTAACGTGGCAAACAGCACAGGCGCTTACACCTTGTGGGTGCAGGAGTCGGGATCAAATCAGACTTACTTAAACAGCGTTAATGCCATCAACTCGTACTTTGAGACTAACGTCTTGGGCTCCAACGTGGGATTGGTTGGTAATGCGCAAGGCCTTGGCGATAACCTATGGACTCGTCTGGATCGGGTTGAGCCTGACTTCCAGCAAAGCGGCACCATGAGCATGGTGGTGACGGGCAAAGGCTTTGCAGACGATACTGACATTACATCTGATCCTTACAACTTTGAGCCCACCACGCTTAAAATTGACCTTAAAGAACAGCGTCGTGAGATGCGCCTGCGGTTCATCAGCAACACCGTAAATGGGGATTACTTCATGGGACGTGTGGTACTCAACGTCGAAACAGGCGATGTTCGCGGAACGGGCAACCCATGATCGCCTACGATCCGCGCGGCATGACATGGGATCAGTACAACAAGCTGATGGAAGAATTGTTTGCATCAAACCAGTTGGGGCATGTGCCCGAAGAAAATTGGCGACAGTGGGTTGATGGAATGAACGGAATCGGATACTTTGTGCAATCAGGCGTGCCAGATCACCGTGGATTTGAAAATTGGCAAGACTGGGCAAAAGCAGTTGCAGGGATTATGTCAATCGTGCCATACACAGGAGCAATGTACTGATATGAATCCGTCTGAAGTCATAAAACTTGATGCACAAAAGAATGGGGTAGATCCCAATGCATTGCTTGTTGCAGTGCAAAACATCATCCAGCAAGGCGGGTTCGTCCTAAGCCAAGGCAATACTGCGCTGGTCATGAAAAAGATATCCCCTGCGGTATATGAGGCGCATCTGTTTACGCATGATGCCCCATTGGCTTTAGCACAAGCAATCACAAAGTTTTTCCATCAAATGAAGGACAAAGGTGTTCATAGGGTGTATGGTCAAAAACCTAGAAATCCCGAGATTGTCAGCTTGCTCAAAATCATTGCGCAACGAGTAGGCGCTCAGGTTACAGATTCTGATTTGCCCAAGTATTATTGGATGGCAATCATATGAACATGATGGAGAATAAATAATGGGAGCCGAAGTTCTTGTAGCAGATGCTTTTGCAACTGGAGCGGCTGATGTAGTTGCAACCGATGTTGCAACTGGAGCTTTTGACACTGCCGCATTTGAGGGAATTGATTCAGGTATTGCCGACACTGCCGCAGGCACCATTGATGCCACCGCAAATACCTTAGGCGATGTACCCACGACCGACCTTCCTACATCGGACATACCCACGACCGATGGCGGACTACCTTCCAATGATGGCCCAATGGGGCCACCCGAGCAGATGGGGCCACCCAGTCCTGATGCTTCAAAATTTCCATCAATCTCCCCCAAAGCTTTGCAGATGGGGGCAAAGATTGCAAAGCTTTTTGCGCCAACCCCAACGCGAGCAAGGACGCAAGGGCTTGGACAATCTAACGAATCGCCCCTAAAAGGAATGACCATGTCGCCATGTAATTTTTTATGCAATCAAGCTGAGTTCTTGACCAACAACTCAGGGACAAGCTACAGAGGTGGCTTGGAGAAGTTGCAACAATTGCCAGCTTCGGCTTACGCTTCTACTGGTAACCCGGTTGACATGTATGCCATGCAAGACCAACTGAATGTAATGGGGCAGGCTCCTGTTGGTACAGGCTTGGGATATGCAAGCGGCGGCAGTGCCGCAGATAAATGGAAAGAAGCTTTCTGCGAAAAGAATTTGAAGCCAAATTTTGTCTGCGATAAACCCGAGTTGATGTACTATCAAAACTTTGGCAAAGAACACGGCTTGTCCCCTTTGAAGCAAATCCACTCTTCCATGTCTGGTGGATATGCCAAAGGCGGACTACCTGAGAAATACCATGCGGCGGCACCCGAGGGCCACAACCCTGAGTTCATCACAGGCATGACAGGTTATTACGCCTGCGGTGGTGGTACAGGTCAATCAGACGACATTCCAGCCATGCTCCACGACGGCGACTACGTTATGGACGCTGAAACCGTTTCAGCCCTTGGAGACGGCTCTAGCAAAGCAGGAAGACACGTTTTGGACGGTTTCCGCACTCAGGTGCCGCACAAGGCTGAGGGCGGTAGTAATCCTGTCCCTGCCAAGATTGCCGACGGCGAGTACGTTTTCCCAGAATCATTTGTCACCGCTCTGGGAGGGGGCGATAATAAGCGCGGCGCGGAGATTTTGGACGGGTTGCGCACAAAGTTGCGTGCTCACAAGAGGGGTGCTCCGTTGGACAAAATTCCACCGAAGGCAAAAGACCCGATTGATTACATCAAAAAGGCAAAGGCATAAACATGGCAAACCTACTTCAAAGTGCACAACAAAAAACGACATGCGTCCCGTCGTTTTATACAAACTACCTAACCAACCTTGCAACCAAGGGTACTGCGGCGGCGTGTGGCGCTCAGTATGTCGGCGCACAGCCTTTGCAGACACAGGCATTTCAAACTGCTGGTGCTAATGCCGGGGCGGCACAGCCTGCATTTCAAACAGGTCAAAATCTACTTGGTTGCGCGGCAAAGGTAAACATTGCAGGTGCGGCAACTCCTTACTTGCAAGAGGCGGCAGGCTTAAATACTGGGCAATTGGCTCAGTGTTACATGAGCCCGTACATCAACAATGCTGTGCAGAACATGTCTGATATTGCACAGCGCAATATTCAACAAAACTTGGCTCCGCAGGCTACAGCGGCGGCAGTCGGCTCAGGTCAGTTTGGCTCTCAGCGTGGTGCCCAAGTACAGGGGCAAGTAGAAGCCAATGCACTGCAAGATCTGAACAGCCAGATTGCAAATATGGAAAACGCTGGATACAACAGCGCACTGAATGCCGCCATTCAGAAACAAGCCTTGCTGGGTCAACTGGGCTCTACAGCGGCTACGGCGGGTGCCGAATGCGCGCGCGCCAAGCAGGCGGCAGGTATTGGTATGGGGCAGTTGGGCACGCAACAGACAACCGCCAATATTGCTTGTGAGAACGCCTTAGCAACACTAGGCGCTCAACAACAAGCAATTGGGCAGAATGCTCAGTGCTATGACTTGTCTAAGTACGCCAAATTGGCAGGCATTATGCAGGGCGCTCAGATTCCAACAACCGTCAAGACGACCATGTGCCAGTCGCCTTTATCAGCGGCTGGCGCGGCTGGCGCAGGTGTACTGGGCGTACTGTGTAAGTATCCAAAAATCTTTTGCAAGATTGGCTCTGGCCTTTCAAGTTTTTTTGGAAGCAAAGTAAAAGATTGTTGCGGAAAATGTTGGGATGTAAGTCATTGCCCAAATGGCCCTTATGGTATTAGTTGTCCTGATCAAGCCTATGACATGGCACGCGGCGGCTCAATTGGCGCAATGGGATGTTCGTCTACACGCCACCGTGGCGGCTTACCTAGGAGTCAATGATGGCAGGCCCACAAGATCAAACACCCGGCGGTTTATCTAGCCTAGCTGGAGACCCATCAAAAGCACCGCTGTATGGTGAAGGTTCTGATGAATACATGGAAACCATACAGCAAGCGCAAAAGGATGCAATCAAGGCTTTGCAAGACCGCTATGCAAGCCCCAACTGGTTCAAGGTTGCGGCTGGCTTTGCCAAGCCCACTAACGGCAACTTCTTGGCATCTTTGGGTAATGCGTTAGAGCCGCTTGGCGAGAATGTCGAGCAAGAGCGTGCTCAACAGTTGCCTATACAAGAATTGAAATTGCGAATTGCGCAAACCAGTTCTTTGATGAAGAAAGCCAAAGATGTAAATGATGAGATTTACCAATGGAAGCAAGCGAATCCCGGCAAACAAGTGCCAGAGGATAAGCTTCAAAATTGGCTTGGCAGAGCCGCAAGTTCTGAAGGTGTTCAGTCGCTTCTTAAAGAGCGAGAAGACATGATGAAGCGTCGTGAATTGATCAACAAAGAACAAACTACATTTACGGCACAACAGCAACAAGACAGAGATTTGTTGAAGGCTCGACGCGAATCTGGAGATATCAGCGCAGAAGAATTAAAAACTGAATTGCGAAGAATTGATGCACGCAACAAATACAGACCAAGCGGCGATACAAATGCTTTGCCCACACCTCCTCCAGACGGAAGTGGCAAGCAACCGCCTGATGAAGGCAAGTTGCCTCCACCAATCTCAGGCGGTGCACAAGCTGACACCAGCGGAAAGCCTAAGCAGGTCTATAGACCATCATATTCTTTGCCTCACCCACAAGCAGTGACTGCGCCTGAAATTGCGGCAAACGAGACCGCCAAGGCCACGGCAACATCAGTCAATGCTGACCCAGAGAATCAATACAAGGCGTTGCAAAAGATCAATGATCCTTCTGTCTACTCTCTTGCGGTAAATGCAAATCAGTCAACTCGTGATGCCATAGCGTCTGATTCAAAAACATTTCTTAAGGTGACGAATCTGGTTCGACAGCAAGGCGGCATGGCAAATATGCTGAACAAGGGTTTGCAAATGCACTTTAATGGATACGGCATCACTGTCGGTGTGCCAATTGAAGCTGGATTAGAAGGAAATTTAAGTTCTGATGAATTGGCCTATCGAGATACTTTGTTTTCCAATCTTGCAACTTCTGCTTATTACAACTTGCTGGCAAGGGGTATTGATCCAAGCAAGGCTGGTGAAGGCAAGTTTGCGCAATTGATTGCCCAAGAGATGAACATTGACAAAGCGCCCAAAGCAATTGACCATCAGATTGACTTGAACATAGAGCAACTGAAGCATTCGCAAAGGCTGTATAAAGCAATGAGCAATGGCTTGCCTGAAGCCGTTAGGGCTGGAAGCTTGTCACCTCACTATGATGTTCAAAATCAAAGTGATGAAGTCCAAGTGGCAAATAGAATGTATCAAAACATTTTGGCTCAAAAGAGCAGGGAATATCACGAGCGCTTGAAAGGTAGGAAGCCATGACCGATGCTGAACTTGATGCCGCCGTCAATGCCAAGTTGAAGGAGGAGGGATATACGACTCAAGGGCCTTCTTCTGCGCCTGCAATCAGGCATGCACGCCCTCCTGCGCCATTGATTGACTCAACAACCCTTGGGCATGCACCTGACAATGCACCTGCCAGCAATGAGCCGTCTGAAGGTGGTGCAGAGGTTGATACGCATGCGGCTTTGGATCGCGCA